TTCATACCAAATGAAGCAATGCTTGTTTTTGTTATTAAAGTTTTAAATTTATTTTTTGCAAAACCATTTAAATGTTCTGCTTTATATTCAGGCTTATCTGAACCCTGAACATTTACACTATTATCTAAAACTTTATTAAGTTCATTAGCTTCATCATTTTTTAAAGTCCAAACTATCCAATGCTCATTATTAGAGTTTACTAATTCTATAGTTTTATTTATACGTTTATCAAATGATCTTTTTAAATCTTTATGCAAATCTGTAGCACTTACTGCAACATCTCCAAATAAGGTTTGAGTATTATTTTCTACTGGAATAATATGTTCAATATATTCTATTTCAGGCAAATTATAGTTTTTTTCATTAAATCCTAATCTGCATGGATTATCAATAGAAATAGACCATGTACACACATAATTCCAAAAATCATCTTGTGCATGTTTTCTTAATCTCCATTTGCTTGTTTCACCACCATCATGAACGAAAAACATAGCTAACATTTCAAGATAAGACATAGCCCCTAAAAACTCCGAATGTTGACCAAGTTCCATATGATCATTTGGTGATGGTGTAGCAGTACATGCTAACTTATACGGATGGTTTTTAAAAGTATCTATAATTAATTTAGATAACTTGCCATCTCTACCTTTTAATATACTGCTTTCATCTAAAATTACACCAATATATTTTGAAACATCTATGTTTTTAAGTTGCTCATAATTTGTAATGTCAAAACAATTTTGATCTATTCCGAATTTTAAACATTCATCTTTTGTTTGTTGAACAACTGCTAATGGTGCTAATATTAAAACTTTCTTATTTGTATAATTATAAACTGCTTCAGCCCATGACAATTGTTGTATTGTTTTACCTAAACCGCAATCTTCAAACAAAGCAAACCTACCTTTTGAAAGTGCTATTTTTACTATTTGTTTTTGAAAATCAAATAAATTTTCATTTAAATCTTTTTCATTAATTTCAAATCCTGAACTAATAAAATTTTTTTGTTTTGTTTTTAAGAATGATTTGTAATCCATATTGTATTATATTGTATTGCAAATATATACAAATATTTTATTTTTTCTTAAAATTAATTGATTGCAATGCTTTGAATGATTGATAATTTCTGTGTGGTTTATAGTCAGGTAAATAAATATTGATTTCTTTCACGCATTGATCATAAGCCATTTTGCGAACCTTGACTTTTTTTAGATGCTTATGAAACAATTCATCAATTCCTTTTGTCACCGCTTCAATAATTTCTTCAGGAACTTCAATCTCACGATTGTTTTTGTTTGACAAAATCACACGATAAGAATCAAAATCTTTGTAATGATTAAAGTGTGGTGCATATTCACGGACCAAATCAAGTGCAGCATCATAGGCATCTTCACTTGTGTGATGTCTTAACATCTCAAGAAATAAAAAATCAAAGTTCCTTTTATTGTTCAGGACATCGTATATTTTTTTTGGTATTTTCATATTATATATAAATCACCTTGTTCTAAATAGGATTTGTTTGAATCAGGTTTGTCAAGCCACAAACCAAATGCCATGATGTTTGAAATCAATCCATCAATTTTTTTGTTAGGTGAACGTGTGTCCTTTTCAAGTTTTATATTCCCAGCTGGATCAGACTTGACCGATGCATTGCCAACCATCCAACGCAATACTGGATTGTTGTCATGATTAAACTTTTTACTTTCAACCGCTGCTTGTAATTCTTTGGTTGGTGCATTCATAGATTTGAACCCTTGTCTAAATTCAATTAAGTCAAATCCTTCTTCATACAACTTTGGTGCAATGTGATGTGAGTTCCAATTATCATATGCAATGGATTGAATATCATATAACTTGTTAAGTTGACCAAGTTTGTAAATGATAAAATCATAGTCAATCACATTTCCACTTGTTTCTTCAATGTACTCATCCCTAACCCATTCACGATAATTAATATTTTTTTTGTCAGCTGATTGTGTTCCCTTATCTTCAGGCAACCAGAACCAATTTTTAGAATAATACTTTTCATCTATTTTCCAAACCAAACTAAATGCAGTGATGTCACTTCGTGATGACAAATCAAGTCCACCATAACATGGATAATCACGCAACATCTCATCATCAAAATCCCAATGTGATTTGGTCCACACCTCATCATTAATCCATCCATCCTTTGATTGTGTCCAAACATTTAAATAATATCTTTTAAATGAATTCAAACTTGCTGCACTCACCATTGCTTTGTTTGCTTCCTTTTCATAAGCACGTTTGCCAATTGATATGTTGTAGTTTGGATTTGCTTTTTTCCATGTCCGTTCATCAAATGGATCATCATCTTTGTCCGCACCATAAACACAAACCAATTGACTTTCATCTTCAATCAAACCTTTTGCAATGTCAATTGCTTGTTCATGTCTTTGGTATCCAATACCATAAAGGTCAGAACCAGCAGTTGTGATAATAAATGACAAAGGTTGTTTCCTTGCACCTTGTGATTTTTCAACCATCTCAAGAACTTCATTGTTTTTATGAACATGGAGTTCGTCTATAATTGCTAACTGGGGATTAATTCCATCCTCCCCACCAGCTTCTTTTGATAATATTTGATATGTTTTTAAACCACCAATGTGATCAGGTGCAGTGATTGAGTTTCTATATATATTGCACTTGGATTTTAATCTTGGTGATTTTTGTATCACTTGCTTTGTTGCATCAAACACAAGACCAGCTTGTTTTCTTCCCCATGCCACACCAACAATTTCAGAACCGCCTTCACGTTCAATGTCAATAAATACACACGCAATGGATGCAGCCAAAAATGATTTCCCTGATTTCTTTGGTATCTCAATATATGCACTTGTGTATTTTCGCAATCCAGTTGCTTTGTGCTTCCAACCAAACAAAGGTTTAATAATATCATCCTTTTGCCATTGCTCCAAAATAAATGGTTCACCAGCTTTGTCACCTTTCACGTGCTTGACATTTTCTTCAATGTATTGGACAACAATGTTTGCAGTCTTTTCATCAAAGTAGTATTTGTCTAAATCGATATTTTTAAAATTGGTTTTATATGCCATCAGAATATATATCTTTATCTTCTTCAGGTTTTTGTTGCAACTGGATTCTTGTTCTTGCACTTGGGCTAAATCCAAACTCTTGTGACAATCTTAAAAAGTCCTTTCTTAATTTATTTAGCTCCATGTATAATGGATCAATTTTTTTTGCACCCTTGTCATCAATATAAAACCTTCCTTTTGTATTTTCTTTTAACCATTCCAATTCACTATATACATAACAATATTCCTTGAATAAAGTCAGGTCAATGAATGATATATAACCATACAATTTTTGTGATTGCATAAGTTGTTGAGTCCACATTTTTTGTGCAACATCATTCAAATCTTCAGGTGGAGATGGCACTTCGTTGTGAACCCATTGCAATGCATTCGTGTCTGCAATTGGATCGTTTGCACGTGTCACGTTTATAGTACCTTTTGCCTTCAGCACTGCAATTGGTTGTGGTGTTGGTCCCTTTCTACCCATCTTTTTTTTCGTGTTCTTTTTTATGGCAACTCCTACACAATGGAATTAAATCCTCAAACTTTTCTTTAAAAATATTTTTGTAAGTTTTATGATGTACATCAGTTGCAAGTGAATTGCATTTTTGACATTTGTAATGATAAAACTTCATAATTAAATCCCTTTTGTGTTCCCATTCTTCAGAATTTAAATAAACCTCATTATAATATTTTTTTTGTCTATAAAAATGTTCTTGTGCATAATAGTTAAAAAGATCTTTAATTGACTTTTTGTTTCTTTGGTTATGATAAAATTTATTTCTAAAATCATTATCCATATCCATTAAAGAATCAAAATCCTTAACTCGTTTTTTTTTATAATTACGTGTGTGCAAACATCCACAATCAAAACATTGTTTGCGTAGTATTTTTACTTTGTTGCACATTTCATATTTAACAAACTTTAAATTTGTTGATAAACACTTATGACATTGTATTTCTTCAAACTCATCCACCATCCCCTAACCTGTAATTGTGTACGTTTT